ATTCAATGTGACAAAATTAATAAATTTACGTCTATCAACAACATCACCTAGATGACATATTGTAGTAATGTTGTTTTCTTTTAGATATGGAAAAAATGTGTTTTCCCAAAATTTAAAAAAGAATTCATTGAATACAGGATTATCACCTCGTGCACCAGCATGAGTGTCGTTTATCAAAGCAATTTTCATTATTTTTTTCCATTATCAATCACACGTTTTCTTAATTCTGTTGTAGAAAAACTGTGTTTTCTTTTGTTGTAGTAAATAGGAATATCTAACTCTTTACCTGTAAAGTGTACATCTTTATATTCCTCACCTATAATACGTATATGAATGTTGTATGATAACAAAATGTCTAATAGTTCTTTTTCTGTCGAGTAGGGAACTATTTCATCAATATATTTACATGCTTGTAGTTGAACAAATCTTTCAAATAAATTTTGAACAGGTTTATTCTTAGTCTCTGGTCTATCTATAGTAGGGTCTGTTTGTAGTCCAACTATTAAATAGTCACATTGACTTTTAGCTTCTTTTAACATCATAATATGCCCAGCATGAAACAAATCAAAAGATGATGCAACGAATCCTATTTTTAATTCGCTCATATTATTCATCCTTAGAAAAAAACTCTTCTAAACCTTTGGCTTTAGTTTTTTTCTTCTTTAGTTGTTCTGCTCGTTTAACTTCAAATGTTTCTATATATTCCGATATATTATCAAACATTTCAAATTGTCGCATGTTACCATATTCATCTTCATACATTTCACCTTCGTCTAAAACACCATATTGTTCTGTTGCTTTATATTTCAAATATAGTTGTTTTTTCTCACGTGCAATTCTACGCAAAAACGCATAATAAACTATTTGAGTGAAGTACGCAAATGGATTGTTTGATTTTTCAGGATTAAAATTTCTAAAATACATAACACAATTTTCAATCCCATCTGATATCATTTCTTCTTTGAATGAGTATGATATAAAATTAGGTTTACGGGCAAGATGTAGTGATATTTTTAAAAAGCATTCTCCTATGTAATTAGATACAATAGGTTCTTCTTTACCATTTTCAAGTGCATCGATACATTTTTTCTTATGGTCTATCAATGCTTGTAAAAAATCTGGATTATTAATATAATTCTTAGTAACTTTTTTCATATTATCTCAATTATATGTTGACAACACGTTGGATTATCGTTATATTAGGCATGTCCGCTGTGATGTATTTGATTAGTACTTATTAATGTATTGTCTTATTACTCTTTATTAGTTCTTTGTGTTCTTCAATCACTTCATCGACTTCATTCATATAGTCATCGTAAAACTCATCTTCTTCATAATTATCATTTAATATTTCAGTATTCTCAGGTGTTTCTACATCAGGTAAGTCAGATGGTCCATTATAATATTCAAATACCATTTTATGATAATACTCTTTAACCATTTTTGTTGGTGTCATTATAGTTAATATATCAGCACTATACATATGAGCAACATTATGTTCTACAACATCAATGGGTAACCAAGGAGTTATCAATATTTGAGATTTAAAACTACTATCTCGTTTAATAATAAAACAAAATGGATTGGCAAGCGTAACAAATCCATCATCATTTTCTGTATACTCACATAAAACATCTTCGCCTGATTGAAGTCTAATTATCTTAATTTTGTCCATTTTTCATCAATTCTATATTATAAAATGTGTAATCAAACTTTTCGCTATCATATATTTTTACTCGTTCAGTAAAATGCTTCAAGGTAGTATTGACATGTGAATCAATTCTAAAATCATCTGATATATCAAATAATGTAGCAGAATCTTTATCGTCACCCTTTCTTAATCCTCTACCTATTGATTGTAGATTTCTAATTTTAGATTTAGAAGGTGATGCAAATATTACGTTATGTAGATTCTGAATGTTAATCCCTGTACTAAACGTACCATAGGATGCCACAATAATGGCATCTTTTTCTCGTTCTGTAATTGCTCGAATTGCCTCTCGTTCTTCTACATCAGTTTTTGCATAAACAAAAAATGTTTTTCGTTTCTTATGTGCTCCGTCTCTGATAATTTCATATAAAAATTTACCGTGTTTTTCAACCAATTGAAATAATACTAATGTATTACCTGTTAATGACAACGCAAGATTTTTAATAAATTGATTGCGAGCAGTATTTGCCACCAAATAATTTATTTCATCTTTATATTCCCATTTTTTAGATAATTTACATACATCTTTAGGATATTTTAATATCAAACATTTTATTTTCAATGTAGATAGATGATTATTATCCATCAATTCTTTAGTTGTAGTAGTTTGATATACTGGTCCGAATAGTCCTTCAAGTACTAATTTGTGTGTTTGAGTGCCGTCTAAAGTACCTGTGGTACCTATACGATACTCAGCATTAATCAAACCAGACATAATAGAAGACAATGATTTTGCCTTAAACAAATGACTTTCATCACCACTGACAAAATCAAATTGTTCAAAATATTCTGGTTCTCTATTGTAAATTGATTGCCAAGTAGTTATAATTAGAAAATGAGAAGTGTCTTTCTCTTTTCCTGCATATTGTCGATGACAATATTTATCAACATCATACCCATATCCTTTAAAATCTGAATTCATTTGCTCTACCAATGAGGTAGTAGGAACAACTAAAAGCCCTTTTTTACTGCCTGTTGATTGAAGATATCTAATTATCATGTAGATAATTAATGATTTACCAGAACCTGTTGGTGATAATATTAGTATTCGTTTGTTTCTAATTGCATGAACAAAAGCTTTTAATTGATAATCTCTAACTTCATAGGGTAATTTTAAAGTTTCAATAAATTGTTCTGCTTCTACCAATGATATGTTATCAGTAAGAATTACATCATCATCTAATGATAATGAGTACCCTCTATCATCACAAAACTTTTTAACGTATGGTACTAATCCATGATAAAGTGCTTGATTTCTTAAATCTAATAAACGAATCTTACCATCCCACAACTTCTTTTTAAATTGTGGTGAAAATTGATAATTAGGAACGTAAAATGTGAAATACTCTGACAATTCACGGGCAAATCCTTTGTCACAATTTATTTTAACGTATGCTTCATTTATTTTTGATATATTGTAATCAGACATTATGCGCCTTGAATAAATCTTTCCCATTGAATAAAGTCACGTAACTGAAATGTTCTTGCGCTTAATTCTTTAAGAATACTGTTACACACTTCTATGATTTCATCATGCATTTTTTTCTGAGCAATCAATTTGAAAATATCTTCATCACTTTCTAGATAAGTTGCAACTTCTGATTTTAAGGTATATGGAAACTGGTCCCAACCATACTTTGATAGTGTTGCTTGGTCTAATTTACCAGTATAATATTCCCATTTCAATCTTCGCATTTTAGCGATTTTGAATTCTGCTTCTTTAGATAGTAATCTATATCTAGAAACGATATTTAAATATTTGCTGTGTAGTTTTGGAATGTCTAGTAAGGCTTTACTAGGTTCTGTTCTATCGATGATAGAATCTGCTTGCCACATCTCTAAAAGTTCTTCAAGTTTGTTCATTAATGACTCTCACAGGTTTAAAGCGTAATTTTTTACTAAGTATATAGTATAACGCTATTTAAGATAAGTGTCAAGTAATATTTAAACTTTTTCTATGTCGTAATAGGAGAAGCGGAATGTTACATCTGCTGTGATAATAGTTTCGGGAGAATCTGTCGTGTTTACAACAAAAGTCGATAATGAAATAGGAAATAAATCATAAAATTTAAATCTATGCAAAGGATTATTTGATGATGATAATAATGTCAACATACCATCTGAGTATTGAGGCTTACTTGTATTACCACTATTTCTAGATAATCTACTTAATTGTTGATACTCTTCAAATTTTTCAGGGAAGGTCATTGCACGAATCCAATCATGAATTTCTTTCCATGCTGTTAATTCTTCATCAACATAAAATGTCACATTAAGTAAGTCATAGATTGCTTTTTCACCGGGTGCATACACATCTATAAAAGGAGTTGGTTGAATAGCTTCAGACATCGATATACCTGGCACTGCAACTGCTTGACAGAAATATTGTACGTTAGGTAACCTAGAAAAGTTTAATTGAAACTTATTAGGATGTAAGAAGTTTGGATTACTTGGGTTTCTATTAGATATTGTCATATGTGTATTTATGTAACTTTAATGCATGTCCATCCTCTCACTTGATTTTTGTGCATATTGCCTTGGTCTAAATTGTTTTCTCTGCAAAATTTAGAAAGATTTGTAATTACAAATTCTTTATCATTAGGGTCTGTGAGTTTATATGTTTTTTGTCTCATTTCAGCAACTACTTGTTTTTGATGTTCTGATTGAGGTCTTCCCATTAACCCTAAACTTATTTTTTCTTTATGTTCTTTAGATAAAATTTTACCTTTTTTAGTAAGACTCATTTTTATTTTAGATTCTTCACTATATTTAAATGTTTTTCTGAATGCACTAACTTTAGCGCCGAATCCTTCAGGTTTCTTTTTGCCTTTTTGAGACATGGCTATTTCTCGCAACATTTCGTCTTTACCTATTTGACCTGAGAGACCTAACCAAGCCCATCTATCTTCTTGTCGCTCATGTTGTTCATAAAGTATTCTATGTGCTTCAGCATGTTCTTCTATAGTTAATTCTATTAGATTTGATGGGTCATCAGAAC